CCACACAGTACCCTGTGGTTAGGACGTATTTCTAGCGTTATTAAAACTAGGCGCCCATTTGCCTTATTCCAAATAGCAGACAAATTTACAAAAATTATAAGGAATGAAAATAAAACAAAACTTCGGGGTCATAAAGAAAGCTTGATAGCCCGGTAAACCCGAAAAACCATTCAGGGCATACTTTCAATAGACATAATTGTTTAAACGAAACCACGAGAGGTGCCTGTCACTGGCAAAACGCCAATGAAGCCACCAAGGGAGAAATCATCAGCGATCTGCCGAGTGACATACATCCCATTCGTGTCGGTTGCATTAGTAGATTGTTGGAAAACACGCATAGATAGATTGTTAGCATAATAACGACCATCAGTAACTGGTGTAGTCTCAAGCCCGGCAAATTGAAGCACCGGTAGTGATATAGTACTAGCCCAAAAGGGGATATGTACATCTAATGCACCCTGAACAGAGTTGTTAGAAAAGATAAGGTCAGGACAATGTCCGACGTCGTCAAATCTAGTTCCGCTACTGTCAAATTGCCATATAGGCACAGTTGATCCTTCTGAAGCAAGGACAGCAGCTAAACGAGTTGAAGCTTGTGCCAAAGGAATGACACGCACTATAATGCCCCCTCGTCTAAGGGCAAATAGTGAAGTAAAACGGCTATAATGATCAACATAAGCATTGACACTCAGATCAGATCGAGCGCCAGCATTTATAGCAGTCGGTAATAGTGGGAAGAAAATAGGGGCTTTAAAGACCTTATCGGCAGTGGTAGGAGTTGTAATAGCATAAGTTGCATTACTACGCTTCATCATCTGCCTTATGGAAATAATATTTTCACCCATAGTATAGAGACAATTCTTACCAACAAGATCTAAAGGATGTTGTCCTATTTGTTCATTGGTTTGCTCATGTAGCCTGGAGCCTTCATCAACCTCCATAGGGCCATGAGCATAAATTGAGTACTTATTTTTACGCAAAGCACTAATGCGTTGTTTTTGTTTGGATTTCTTGTTCTCTCGATCCTTTTTGGTCTGGTCAAGAGAAACCTTTTCATATCCAATGAAAGGTTTGTGTTTCCTAGTATTAAGTGGCTTAAATTCAGATGCGTAAGCAACAATAGGGACACTCTTAATAAATGATTCCATAGGTCCAGCTACTTCAAAATCAGGTCCAGCGGATTGCTCGACTAAGATATTAATACTACTTGTGACAGTGGCCGGGGCAGTGAGTGGATTTAAGACCCAAGCATTAAGTGAACCATTTGGTCCCATAGCATCTGATCTCCAGGGAATAGAGGAGACCCAAGGAATAACAACCTCAAAAGAATAACTATCTCTAAGATCCCAAACCCATTTATAAGAATAAACAGCATCTGTAAAAGTAGGTGTTGGGGAGACAGTAGAATTGGTTGGTTCATAGACAAACATTATTCGACCAACATGGAAATCTGTTTTAGCAGCATAAAATCTGTAAACCATAGAACCACGCCAATATGCGAAACTATTGGCAACATAACCACATGGGGGATAGATAGTAATGTTAATGGCTGGAAGAACAGATGGTGTTACAGTAAGATTTGTAGCTTGAAAAGGTGTGACTGAGAGCCTAAAAAGTTGTGAACCAGCAACAGAAGCACTAGCCCAATTAGAGGTATAGATGTAACTAGGAATGGATGAGATGTAAGCAATAGACATTTCATCGACATCAGAACCTGCAAAACCGGGGAGGACAGCAATCTTATTACCAGCAGTAAGAGCGAAGGAGTCAACAGTATCATTAACATCACAATTATTAGGGTGGGAACCAATACGCGGTACAAAACTGGATCGAATGGAAGTGTCAACAACGTTGCTATAACCAAAAGCGGAAAAAGCTTTGGAGAGTCCATTTAAAAACCAAGCGGTGGGTGCAGAAACACTAGATAGCAATGGGACATTGCTACCAAGCGCACTTATCCCAGAAGAGATGGTCTTAAGTGGTGTGGAGATAGAATATGATGTGTCTTCATCATCACCAGGTGTATACCTACGGTTGGATCGCTTCTTACCTTTAGTAAGTGAAGAAGCTTGAGCAGAAGGATAAAACAATTCAACGTCTTCAAAATGGCACCAACAAGTTAAAGGTATATCACCACCAATAGATGGTGAATATACGGTAACTCGAACAGTTGCCCAATCTATAGGAATCGTTCTATTGTAAAAGAGTTCTGGAGAAATAAAAGGAACTTTAATTAAGGCTTCATCAGATTCTGCAACATTAAATCTAACACTTGGAAGCTGACTTTTATAAATAATATTTGAATTAATCATATTATTTCTAAGTACAGATAAGTGTCCAGCAGCAGGCAAAATACTAATAAGCAAGATGCCACCCTGGAATTTTTGTGCATTGGCTTGAATACGCATGACCAAAGATCCCTTGAATCCCATAAAACCCTTAATCTTCTCTTGCCACATACCAGTGGTAATAACGGCACTGGGTACACTCATAGTCATCAAATTGGTATTTTGTGCTTGAGCATTGGTCCAGACAACAGATCCAGAGGGGCAAATTATAGGACGGGCCAAGAAATCTCTAATTTCATGAATATTAGGTTCAGAATTAGTATTAATAAGGGGGTTTGTTTTTGTAAAGTCCGCAAAGTCAGTCGTTTTAGTAGTAGTAGAGATCACATCAAGTAAGAGTTGTTGTTTGTCAACAGCAAATTCTCCTTGACTAGTTTCAGTATTTATATTATCATCAATAGTAGTAGCTGGTGGATTATTATATCCTGTTGGCCACCAAACCAACAAAATAACTTTCAAGTTCACTGGATTTATTTTATATAGCATCCTGTGTGGTATCGTTAAATAACAAACTATGGTATAAAGCCCGCATTGCAAGGGAAGGTTGGGCTTGAAAGGTTCGTTTAACCCTTCCCTTGAAGATCAGACTTAATATCCGAGATTTTGCTTGAGCGTTTCCGCTCTTCGCAAAGTAAAATCAGTTACGTCGGAAACATAACCAAAGTCTTCTAACATTTTAGGGGCTATTTTAGAGAGGATATCATTATAATTCTCCTCCTCATGAAGTGAAAGTTCTGTTAGAAAACTTTCATAACACTGTTGAACATTGGATTTAAAATGTTTACCACCACGACAATAATACATCATCTGACGGACAACATTCCAATCTAGAGGGGCAAGATAGAAACCTTCAGGCTGTTTAACAAAGTACCTTTTAAGAAAAGAGACCTCACCAATGGATCTAAAGGCATCCACGTGTTCATCTTTATCTTCAGATGTGTACACCAAGTTGAATTCAAGCAAGGCCTCAGCAATCTGTTTGGGAGAGAAGATCTCTTTACTATCATCGTCGACACTTATAATATTATCATCACCATAACATATCATACGGATGTGCTTATTGAAATTCTTGGCCGAACTTAATTGTCGTGCGTTACACGATATCCAAGACAAGCGAATAACCAATGCATTATAAAAACAGTTCACCAAAGTGGTTAAAGGGTTACCCGAGGGCATACCCGTGTGCCATGTATATATGACTGAACCCTTTATATGTACGCTATTATAAACTTCTATGAACAAAGTTCTGCGAATAAGGGCATTTTCAGGCCCGTCATCATAAAAATCATTTATAATATCAACAATACAATTACCTATGGATATATTAGCACTCTTATCAAAACCGGAATAATCACCAGCAACCATGTTTGGTCCTACCTCATGCAGGTATTTAACCATGTGGGTCCATTCATCACTAGTTGGGTTTACACCCATGGCAAATCCGTTCTTAATTCGGTTGTCCATAATCCATTTGGAAAAGGCTAAGAAGTACATACGAACAACTATAATATATTGCAAGGGAGCACCAGAGATTAGTCTGGTCTTGACATCGGCCACTTTCTCAAGTGGCCGTAGCTCATCCTTAAGATGGTCAGTATAGATATGTAGGCTGCGTTCTCCTTTACGAGCTTTAACAATGATATCATCTACGAGTGATCGCATGGCCTCACACTCCTTACTAGTGAATTCATAATCACCATCATAGCCAAACCAGGCTTTCTTACCTGGTATAGCATTGCTCTTTTCTCGAGAGTGGGGGTAACCAGCTGATGTAGCCCGTGAAATGCCATCAATAAAATCTACCCCAGCGATACCAGCAACTGCAACATCAAAGGAATAAATACACCCCTCAAAGGGGGTGCTATTTGTCTTGACGTGAGACACAAGACTCTGTGAAGCCGCTGTCAATGCCGGTGCGAAAATGTATGGTATAGATTTATCATAACCAGAAATAGCAATATCTAAGGGATCAACCATAATACCATCCTTATGTATGCGGGCTAGTTGGGCCGGGGCCTTATCGCACTCACCAAACATACCATATAAGCTGTACACCTTCTTAAGTTGGGATTTGGTGGTCTGGTGTATAGGTAAAAGTGCTTTGCCCAAAGCTCTGAAGTTACCGGGTGGGGGTCTAGCTTCTTTGCTTAGTATAAGGGTTGATTCTGGAGGGCTTTGTATATCAAACAGATTAAATGCGTCGACCGCAGAAGTGATATCTTCAGATGTTGTGAGAGCACAATAACCGACATCAGAAAAGAACAAGGGCATCTTTGATCCAGCAACATGTATACCAAGTAAAGGTCGAGGGTATGTAGCCGCATCGCGGGCCATCAATAGAGCCCCACAATCACCAGGTTCTGAGTCACAGTTGTATTTAGCAGCAAGGGTGCAATTAATCTTATCATCACCACCATAATATGAAACACCTTGTTTACATATGGAAACATCAACATCTGAAACATTGACACAATCTATATCTATATTGACAAACTTTGCTTCAATATCTTGAACACCACGTAAGTCTTCAATAGTACAAAATAAACGCAAGATATTAGGAAATATCTTACTCTGACCTGGAAGTAGAAAGAGTGTTAAATCAGAGTGGTCAATGCGCTTCTGTTTCGCGTCCAAAAACTCGCGAACAGAACTCTCCTTGAAGAGTTCTCCATTTGGGAACAGTAGTCGCACAGAATCAAAGTCACTATAAGATTCAGAATCAAGACGCTTTTGCATAAATGTAAAATAGTGTGTCGGTAAAATAGCCACAGAACCAGCTAAAACCGTAATAACCCCACTTTTTGTGGTACAATCAGGTAATTGCAGGATAAGTGAATTCTTATTTATGATCTTACGAATAATGTCATCATCTGTCTTAGCCTGGGTCGTTATATACTCTTTAATTTTGGAAAAATTGTCTACACGTTTATTTGTTCGACGGTATATCTCAGAAGATGGAGGTTTGTGTGACATATTTGTGGGCCATAAAGTGTAAATAAGTACACCAACAGCAGAAACAAATGTAGATAGCATAGCAGCATATTTGAGAAATGGGTATTCCTCGTTAAGTTTGGCTAATATAGCTGTAGCTTTGTCTAGGTATGCTTTGAAATATCCAGCACAAGTGACCATTTTACTGCGAATAATAGTGGTGGAATCAACCTTCAAAATCTTCTGTATATTTGGGAGCGTAAGTTTATCAATCAATTTTAATATGTTTCCTTTAAACATATTGCCCATCAATTCTTTCCAAGTACTGGCAGTTGTTGTAAGGTAATCAATAATTATACACGCATGTCTAATTGTAAAATCCTTTAAGCTTGCACACTTTTTCATGAGCATCTTAATAGCATCTTTTTCATCCTCTCTAGCAACCTCGAGGGTCATCTCAGTATAAAGAGGTTCGATAAGATCATCATCGAACTCTAAGTCCTCAACGTCAATCATATCAACATATTTTTGTCTATATTCTCTATGATTTATGGCATTATTAAGTATTTCATCACACTCAATATTGACCCTTTCATGGGCAGCAACTTTATCAAAGTATCTCTGGGAACAAGCCTCAACAAATTTGTCAAAAGATAATGTCTTGGAGACAGTACCCTTAGCGCTTGCCGAAACACCCTGCATAATATCAAATACCCATGAATTGGAGCTGAATTGTTCAATATCCATTTTGATACCCTCGTCCCCCAATCTGGTAACACCATATGGTTTACCATTAGGACCGACATCAGGGTTAACACGCACATCGACTATAAAATCAAATCGCCGTATTAATGCCTCCTTAGATTTAATAGATTGCACAGTATGAAAGTTAATTTCATTTGTAGTGCAAAATAAAACCTTAGAAGTGAATATGTTTGAACCTTTTTCATTAAGGGAGGCCATATGAAGAACATAAGGAAAACTATTAGTAGCTCTAATAAGAGCCATGTACTCGTTATCTAAATTACCTGCGACATCAACACATTGGCCAAAGTCATCCATAACAGTTGCGAATTGGCCTCTATAGCCATCCCAGTATGCCGTCTCAACATTGCGAACATAAACAAATTGGTCCATACGTTCTCTGAGAGCGGGCAAATCTTCTCTAGGTAAAATATTGGCTAAGAGTGATGAGAGGAAAGGCTTACTCAAAACTGATTTACCAACACCAGACTCGCCACGAATTAAAATAGTCAACGGCTCAACTCTACTAAAGGAACTCTTGATAGTAGATTGGTCAAAGGGTCTCCTGATCTTTTCAAGTAATGTGAGAAAATATTTAACACGTGTATGTACCTGATCTTTTTGATCTCCAAAACGCTCATAGGTTATGATGGAAATACCAACTACTTGAAGCCTAATGATCGAGTCATAATTTTCTAGATTAACTGAAAGATTATTATCGAAGCTTCTACTAACAAGTGCGGAAACGTTCTCAAAGAATCGTTGCACTTGAGGAAAGTTTGAACTACAATCTAGGATGGGTTCCATGCCAAGTATGTGTTCTCTCACATAGTTGATACAATAGTTAACAACCTCAAGAGCAGAGTCCAATGCGAATTTGAATCCCTGGGTTGCTTTCGGTAAGTTGGCAAGATTAGACATTACATCCTTAATATTAAACTTAAAGTTCTTAGCTCCAGCCACAGTTGAGGTGGCGAGCAACAGGAGTGATGTTATACCAGACCATGGTATATCAGTAAGAGCCTGAGCCTTGGGCTGGGGTTTGAGAAATTTATACGCCTCTCTAAGGGCGTCCGATGCACCAAATAAAGCAAGTGGTAACATGGAAATAACGCGTTTAAGGTGTTCATCATCGTTATCACAATAATATTTAATCGTGCCGTACATAGCATAGCACGCAACACCAAGAACAGCAAAATTTGTAACTGGAACACTCGTTATTCCTTTGAAGATATTTTCAATACGTTCCATAAAGTCGTCAACTTTAGTACGAGTTTCTTTAATCTCATCAGATAATCTACCAAGACCCAACATATGGGCCCCTGGTAAGAGTGATTTACAATAATCTAAATATTTTTGCATAAAAAGTCCAAAAAGATCCGATTGCTCAATATATTGCATCTCGGTATAAATGAAAGTATTTTTTGTAATTATTTGTTTAATTTTATATTGTTTTTGTTTGTTTATAAATTTTGTGTATTCTTGCAAGTCTTCTTGCAAGTCAGAAAAAGAAGTATCTTCACTATCCGACCAATCTGGACAATGATCATATATAAAATTGGGTAGGGGTGTAGGACTACCCAAGAAGTCCGAAACCTGAGTAAAACAAGAGGGCTCAGTGAATGCGGGGACCTTTTTGAAGTCGAGTTTAATTTGAAATAGGGTCTGAAAAGCCCAAGAGAGCTGTAGTGGATTCGAAAATTGTGTGTCCACATATAAGATACAAAAAGTACCTTTAGAGCGATCCAGAACCATGAGAGAGTCAACACGGGAATGATTAAAGGAAGAGTGGTTTTTAAAAGCATAGTGCAGCGATAAAACAGAGACGGGTGCCGAAATACGTGGCATACCTCGCTCAAGACCATAAGTCCCATTAGAAGTAAAACGCAAAGACAAACTCTCAATACTTTTGGTGAAACTGAGTTCGGAGGAAGAACCAGTGTTCTCCTCGTTGATCACAATCGCACCCTTTTCAACGATGTAGGAAGCCAAGCGCTTACCATAGCAAAGATTTGACATATTGGAAGAGTTCATGTTTACTAAAATGTAAGTATGTTGTTAGAATTTAAACTTTTTCTTGTTTTGTATTTAATTACGCG